ATTTGTTTGCGTAGATGGAGAGAGCTGTGATATCACCATGCGTAACAAGTTTCTTAGCACCTTCGCCAGCATCTGTGTCATTGAAGACGCCATATGCATAAACACCATCTTCTCGATTTTCAAGAAGCGCATGGCCAAGAACGTTTGTTGGTTCATTGTGAAGATGCTGCCAAACCAAAGGCACCGTCTGACCGTCATTATCTTTGAACGCATTCTTTCGGATAGTACGGCCGTCTGTGCACTTTAGATCATTTTTTGTAGCATATCCTCCAAAGTCAAATTTCTTCATTCTAGTTTAACCTCCTTTTTTCTCTTTCCACATTTTAGTAAGTTCCGCATCGGTATACTTCTTAGTGTCTTTTACAGCAACAGGTGCGTGAGTCTTTACAGCTGTGGGTGCTGCTTTCTTAACCGATGCACCAGAACCTTTTCCAGAACTCTTTCCAGTCTTTGCCTTTCCACCAGGAACAGTTGCGAGTATCTTATCATATTCTTCCTGAAAAGTAGTTTCATACCCCGCATCTAATTTTGCTTTTGCTTCAGTAAATGCTGCTTTAGTAGTGTCAAGAACCGTCTTTAAATCCGTTCTGACCTGGGTTCTTTCTGCTGATACAGTAGCACTCGCCGCATCTCTTTCATTTTTAGATGCGTCTTGAACGCCAGCTGCCGCAGAACTTGCATCTTTCATTATAGTTTCAATTGCTACTTTTCTTTTGCCAAGTTCGACAGCACGTTGGGAGGGGCTAAGTCCTTTTGGAATTTCACCTAATGCGTCAATTGCTGCCCTTTGATTGTCAGATATGCGTGCTCGCTCTGCAGCAGCTTTTTCAGAAATTGCTGTTGCATAAAGTTGTATCTTATCAGTAATACGTTGCTGTGCCTCAGCTGCTTGCGCCTTAAGCTCTTCAACTTTTTGCTGATTTGCAGCTGTCTCCTGATCAATCATTGCAGTCTTTTCAGTAGTTATCTGATCTTTGGTATAAGCCCATGCCTCCTTCTGTTGATCGCTTAATCCACCTTCCTTTCGGCCAGTTAACTCACGATTCTTCATATAGTACTCATGTGCTTTTACAGGATCATACGGCTCTGACACATAATGTCGAAGATCTGCTTCAATATTATCCATCCTTGCCTCCCCCGAGTATGTTGTCTACCTGCGATTCTAAACTACTAATAAGATCATTAATGACGGCATCTCTACCATCACTCTGAACAGCAGTATCTGTTGGTGGTGGACTAGAACTGGTCGGTGGTCCTGCGCTTGAAATGGGAGCAATGTTCTTATTACGAAGTTCATTAGCCGAAGGTTCCGTTGAAGGCCGCATTCCAATCTTTCCTCGCAGTTCGTTAGATGTTAACACCTCATTACGAGTGAGTTTGTCACCTATCTCAGCCATCGTAGTAATGGTTGCAAGCTTAAACAGATCTCTCAAATACATGACTGTCTGTTTTTGGGAACGAGCGGTCTTTGTTAGGAATTTTCGTTTCATTTCTTCCGTAATAGCATTGAGAATAGGATCGATTGTTCGGTTGTAGTAGTTTAATATAGTCGCTTCGTCAGCTGTTCCATTTATAATGCTCTCGGTCATACTTAACTGGCCATATAGCATACTCGTTAAGTAAGTGATCTGTCCCATTAAATTATTCTCAACTGGACGATTTAACTGCGTAACTTTTTCGGTACCATCCGTGTACCCGATACCATATTTACTTCCTGAGAGTTGATCTTCCAAGGCCTGCCGTCTTTCTTCGGCCTGCTTCTTTCTCGCCTCAGACTTGATAAGATATGGTAATTGAATAATTATGTCTAACTTACCAGAACCACTCTGCTCATCTATAGCGTCCAACAAATTTAGTTTTCGAACGAGACGTTGAAGAGTAGAACTCTGCTCATTCATAACTGAATAGAAAGGATTCTCTATTATTGCTACGTCTTTTTTCGCCACAACAATATCTTCCCGTTGGCCAGTCGCTTCATTGTATAGACGTACGCGTACATGTTTAGGATACCAATCTAGTATCTTTCCAGTACGTGCTGCTAATATATCATATGCCTCCGTATTATTTGGATCGTAAGTAGTATCTGTTGGTACAACTGCTACCACGCCCTCACCGAGCATTGATAAAACAATATCTTGTAGTAGGCATCTTCCTGTTTGATCAGTATTTGCCTCTGTAGAGAGTACACTTTGTAAACTTGAAGACATTACTTCTAAGAAGTTGTCATTTGGATCCAGACGTGCATGTATAATGTTTACAGCAGAAGCATCTACGGCAATACGATTATATATTGCACCAGTTATAGACTGGCCGTTTGCACCGTATAGACGATTTCTGTCTGGACGATATGAACTGCTATAACCGTAACTCCAATCAGCATTTGGTAATACGTTTGGGGATTTTCCATTGAAGGCGTTCCATCCATGTTTTAGTCTGTCGCCCATTGTAGTAAAAGGGTTCATTATGGTCTTCACCTCCTTTTCTTAAAGTGTAATAACATAATATTTTAGGAACGTAAATATGCAGACATAAACCCATACCCAACTGTTGCCAAAACTCCAGCGGCAATTACTGCTCCAGTCTTAACTTTTTCTTTTGTCGTATACTTCTGAGCAGTCATCACGTTTTCGGTAAATGCTTTTGTATCTTTTAATGCTGTGGCATAATCTTTTGTTTTCTCTATTCTCGAAAGATGAGCCTCAGATGTTGGGGCTGGAAGTTTATTAACAGATTTAACCATTTTATTACCTAAAAAATCTATTTGTTTTCTAGCCTCAAGTATACTTTGGTCTTTAGCTTTTCTTGCACTCACTGGTTTAGGACTCGAGGTCTTTTTTGAATCGGGTGCGACTACACGATCACCGCCCTTAGACACTTTTAATTCTTGAGCCCGACCACCACTCCTATGCCCCCACTTCATTCCCATTGTACCAACATGAGCTAACTCGTTGTTTGCCATTTTTGTCCTCCTTTATATGACAGCTAATGCCGAAGGTGCATAGTCAAAGGCCTCTTTAGCACTAGCAAAGGCGTTGGCCATCTTCTTTGCCTTCTCAGCTTTTTCAAAAGACATCTTCATGATAGAATCTGCTGCGACTTTAGTGCCAACTACTATTAGCACAGCAGCTGCAAGTTTTAAACCAACAGTTATTCGTCTTTTTCTGATGGCAGCATTTTTCTGTTTCTGTTGTTCTGGAGTCATTGCAAGTGTTTTATTAGCAGTTGCTAATCTGACATTTACAGCCTTACGATCACGAACATCATATGCGGCTTGGCGCTTCTTTGTGAAGCCTACACTCAAATGTCCTCCGGCATCCAATGTGGCTAAATCGCCTTTTGAAATAGCTGCTTGCCTTTTAGCATTTAACCCAACACCTGGACCAGGTTTGCCGCTAACAATACGTTTCTCAAAACCACCGCCACCACTAGCACTCCTATGACCCCATTTCATTCCCATTATACCCTTATGGGCTAATTCATTACTTGTCATTCAAATGCCTCCTTATTCACTTTATAGGCAACATAAGCATCCATCAATGCAGACACATTATCAATCTTCTGGTCGTACCTTTTCTTAAGAAGTTTTCGTCCACCATTAGTGTCTTCAAGAGTTATACAATTACCCATAGCAAATGTCATTAATTCCTGATCGAATATGAGCATGCGTTCCCCAGATAAAGTCTTTAATTCACCTAATGGAACAGACTCGGTTTTGACACCCTGTTGGACTTTTTCCATTCCATATGGACCATTCTCTTGCTCCCATCGAAGTGCAAATTCTTTAGCGCCATAAGGATCAAAGCCAAAGCATCGAACATCAAAGTTTGACTCAAGAATATATCCATCTAGATCCTCGTACACGTCCATCATCTCGAGAACAGCGCCTTCCATAACAATAAGACTTCCCTCTTTCATAAACGTTTCATACTTAACTCTCATTGCTCCTGGTAATTTTGTTAGGGTTAAAGAAGTTATATAACTTCTTGTCTTAACTCCAAATTTACCACGTGGTAAAGGAAACAGAAACGTAAATGCGCAGAAATCGTCTCCCTGAGAAAGGTCAGCACCTAGTGCACATGGCATGGACCAGAAGTCTCTCTTCCTATGAGCAAGAGTCTCTTCGTACGTAAAGAAGTATGTATACCCCTCCATCGGGAGGCCAAACCTTTTAGCAAGAATGTCATTCCTTGCTGCTGGCGCCATCTCTGCACGTTCAACATCTAATTGATATGTTTCGTAGGAGACGGTTTTTCCAAGATTAGGATTAGCTTTTAGCCACATTGATGGTTCGTCTACTTCTTTAATATCGTCAAGTTTGTAATACCATATTGAAACGTGCGGATTGATATATTCGCCTTTTAGAATGTCCATTAACTCCATCTTGATTGTGTCACCAGAACTATTACGTACAGTTCCCTCAGAACTCATTGCTATTATGAGGTAATCGTCTGACTTAGACGCTCCTTGTTCTATAGCACCAACAACATCTTCGCGAATATCCCCTGATAACCATTCATCAACAGTTGCTACTTTTGGTCGCAACCCCTGTAGTTTATCAATGGTCATCGGACGTATTACAATACTAGATCCTGTTAGAAAGTTTTCAATTCCATTCTTTGTGGCTGCTAATTTTATTCTGTTGGCGCGAGAACCCGTTGTATTTTGAATAGATCCTTCTGTAAGAAACTTAAATAATGGTCCTCTTGAACGAATAATAGCCGTACGTATTGGAGACATGACTTCATCTGCCTGTTTCATTGTTGGGCCAGTAGTTACACCTAGTGTTGTAGAGGTATCTACATTAAGAAAGTAACTTTGAATGCAGGAGCCATACATAGACTTTGCCGCACCTCTGGCAACTATAAGATACTGCTTGTTTATGAGCCGCTTCTTTGACATCTTCTGAACGTAACGTCCACCTCGTCCATCTTTTGAAGGTACATAAACACTTCTCTCTATATAGTAATACCAACCAAACACTTGCTCCGCCCATAACTTGAAGGTGTCAAGCAAATTCAAGTCGGTGCCATCTGTTAGGGTTAATTCGTTTTCACAGTATTCAACAAAACCATCAACAGCTTTATCGTCGTAGTATATCCCTGGATTGTGTATGAGATCATCTATACGATTCATTTCCATTGACAACTCTCTACATACTGGAATCTCACCCCTTAGCACAGCCTCTCGAAACACAGCATAGTATTTTGGAACGGCAGTGTTTGATAGCATATTAAGTCCTTTCTTACATAATTTTAACCACCACTAACGACCTTAGCAGCGGTAGCAGCTGCTTTGGCGGCTTTGGCTGCTGCAACATCAAGTTTTAAACCTTTGACTGTCTTTACTACTGTTTTAGCAACAGCAACAGCCGCAACAACAGTACCTACAACCTTTAATACTGCTCGAGCCTTATCGGCGCCTTGATTAATATCTTTTGTTTTAAGGTCTTTAATCTGAGCCTTCAAATTAAGATTTTTTACTGCTGCCGCCATCTCAGCAGGTGTGAATTCTTTACGATGCCGGTATAACTTTCCAGCTTTATCGGCAATCTTTTCTTTTCTTGCTGCTGCTTTAGCAACTGCTTCTTTGGCATTATTTGTTTTTGCAGAGCCGCCACGAGATCCCGTACGCCCGCCTCCGGACGATGATGAACCGCTTCTATGCCCCCACTTCATGCCCATTATACCAACATGGGCCAAACTGTTTTGTTCCATCGTTGTTCCTCCCTTGCTTGTAGTATCTCTAGACCAATTGATAATTCGTTTTTGGGCAGATGTACCTAAACTACCTTTACTTAACTCTGCAGTCTCCGGAGTGGCAACAGTATACCCTGTCTTCTTTAGAAGAGAGATCATACCATCATTTTGGGCATTTGTCTTTGCCAGGGTTTTTGGATTAGCCGCATTAAATTCGTTAAGCATTTTTGATGCTACTCCTTTACCTCGATACTGAGGATCTACAACTAACTCTTCTAACAAAACAAAACCTTTAGGCCGGCCACTCTCTCTTGCAAACCCTACTATCTTTCCATCAATAGTTGAGACTGTACAATGTTTTTCACTTTTTATAATCTGTTTAATCAATGGTAGTTTTTGAGAAAGCGCTAAAAATTGTTTATCCTTACTTGGAAGAGAGTCTAGTAAATTAGTAATTTCTCCAAGATCTTCTTTTTTGGCCTTTCGAGAAACACTCTGCCCTTTTGAGATAGGCGGGTTTATAACTTTTTTAGCACTAGTACTAGAACCAGTTTTATGAACTCCCCACTTCATACCCATGACACCAACATGGGCTAAACTATTTTGTTCCATGATGACGCCTCCTTTTAATCAAAGTTTAAGCAATCATTACATGCCACCACAGGATCTACAATAATCGCTGGCGGATGCACCGTAATGCTTAATCGCCATTCTGTCTCCGCAAGATTTCTTGTAAAAGCATCCATTAATGCCGCAGTTGCTGGTGGATCAAAGATTAATTTTACACGCAAATAGACAAACGTTTTGATGAGCGCAATATTTGCATCTTC